AGAAGGTGTACTTCGACGAGACCAAGGGCCGCATGGTAAGCGCTTTGGTGTTGCCTGATAACCTGTACATCCCCTACACCGGTTCTTCTGTGATGAGCGAATGCCAGCGCATCACACACCGCGTTCCGATGTCCACGAATGATTATCGCAAAGCAGTGGTGCGTGGTCAGTACTTGGATACAGCGCAGACAACAACGCCTGCTGAGACAGGCCAGAGCACGATCAAGAAGGAAGAAGACCGCACAACAGGTGTTTCACCCACAGGTGTAGAAGAAGAAATCTGTTTGTTGGAATTCTTGGTTGATCTGGACATCCGCGGTTTTGAGCACAAGGACGAAGACGGCGAAGAGACAGGCATCAAGTTGCCATACGTTGTAACCATTGATGAGATCTCTCAATCGGTTGTGGGTGTGCGCCGCAACTGGAAAGAAGGCGACCCAACGTATGCGCGTCAGCAGTACTACGTGCACTATCTGCTCGTGCAGGGCCCCGGCGCTTATGGCTTGGGCTTCTTGCATTTAGTGGGTGGTCTGTCTAAGACTGCGACATCTGCATTGCAGCAATTGGTTGATGCGGGTACCTTGGCTAACTTGCCAGCAGGCTTTAAGGCCAAGGGCGCGCGCATTGCAAACGACGATACACCGCTGTCACCCGGCGAGTTCCGCGACATGGATGCAGGTGGTGCAGAGTTGTCTGCATCCTTGTTGCCACTGCCATACAAAGAGCCAAGCCAGACACTGTTTGCACTGCTTGGTTTCTGCGTAGATGCTGGCCGCCGTTTGGCAAGCATCACCGACATGCAAGTTGGTGACAGCAATCAGAATGCTGCTGTTGGAACGACGATTGCGTTGCTTGAAAAAGGCAGCGCAGTGATGTCGTCAATTCACAAGCGTTTGCACTACAGCCAGCGCATTGAGTTCCAGTTGTTGGCCAAAGGTTTTGCAGAGAACCTGCCTGCTGAGTACCCATACGATGTCCCCGGTGAGAGCCGCAAGATCAAGGCACGTGACTTCGATGACCGCATCGATGTGCTGCCTGTTTCTGACCCCAACATCTTCTCTGTTGCCCAGCGTATTACGATGGCGCAGACACAGCTGCAACTGGCTCAGAGCGCGCCGCAGATGCACAACATGTATGAGGCCTATCGCCGCATGTATGAAGCCATTGGCGTGCGTGATATCGACACCATCTTGAACACACAGCAAGTGGACAAGCCAAAGGATCCTGCAAGCGAGAACGCACAGGCGCTGGACGGCTCACCACTGAAGGCTTTTGCTGGTCAGCAGCATGATGCGCACATCATGACGCACATTTTGTTTGGCATGAGCCCCATGATGGCCGGTATGCCTGCTGTGGCGACCACTTTGCAGAAGCACATCTTCGATCACATCCGTTTAAAGGCGGAAGAAGAGGTGGAAGCCGAGTTGTTCAAGCAATATGGCACTGATCCTGACCATCTTGTCTCTTCTTTACAACGCGAAGCCATGGTTGCGATCAAAGTTGCGCAAGGTTTCCAAGAAGTCAAGCAGTTGCAGCAGCAATTACAGGGTCCACAGACCGATCCGCTGGTTGAATTGAAGAAACAAGAGATTGCACAGAACGGTCAGCGGGATCAGGCGAAGATTCAGATGGATCAGCAGCGCTTGGGCCTTGATCAGATGAAGGAGCAGAACGATGTTCAGTTCGATTCTGCTCGTTTGGCACTGCAACAAGCAGCGGCTGCACAAAAAAGTTCACAAGATGCGATCAAAAATGCTCAACAAGGGGTAAAAAATGCAAGCCAAGCCAGCAAAAAGTCCTAAAAAGGCACCCAAGGAGATGTCCGGAGCGCCAAAACGCGTAAAAACTCCGGAAAATGACCCAAGAGTGTCGTATGTTTACCGAAAAGATGCATTCAAAAAGGTAAAAATAGCGTAATAGTGTGCATAATGCACACGTAACCTTCGGACAGGGGTCTATCTGTCTGCTTCATTGGAGTTATCCATGCTTGAATTTGCAGAGAAAGTCATATTTGCCATTCGCCGGCTTGAAAACGAGACGAAAGACTTCGTTAGCAGCGGCAATGTCAAATCTATGGAGCAGTACAAACATTTGATGGGCCGGTTAGAGGGTTATGCGTTTGTTCAAGAAGCCATTCAGGACGTTTTGAACAAGAACTCTGATCAATAAAGGACCAAAAGATGGAAATGACTGCATTAGAGAAGCGATGGGCTGAGGAAGCGGTTGAAAAAGCCGCCGCTGAGGCCGCTGCTGCGGAGGCTGCCGCGATTGAAGAGGCAGAAGAAGAGCAGCGCATCGAAAACATCAAGGAACACCTCCCACAGCCTACTGGCTGGCGGATTGTTGTGTTGCCCTACCGAGGCGCTAAGAAAACCAAAGGCGGCATTGAATTGGCCGACCAAACTTTGGAACGACAGCAACTCACTACCACATGTGCTTACGTTTTGGCCGTTGGCCCACTCGCTTACAAAGACCCAGACAAGTTTCCGGACGGTCCTTGGTGCAAGGAAGGCGATTGGATCATTTTTGGCCGCTACGCAGGCGCACGTATGGGCATTGATGGCGGAGAAATCCGTATTCTCAATGACGACGAAATCTTGGCTCGCATCAGCGATCCAAATGACATTCTGCACATGTAAGGAAGCATATGACACAAGTAATGAATGATTCGCAGCTTGAGTTTGACCTTGGGGAAGATGAGAAGGCCACAAATGTGACCTTTGATCGTCCTGAAGGCGACGAAAGTCCTGCAGCACCCGAGCCAGAAGCGAAGATTTTCCAAAAGCCTGAAGAAGAGTCCGCTCCTCCTAAGAACGAATTGGATGAGATCAGCGAAGGCGTTCAAAAACGCATCTCTAAGCTCACTGCGCGCATGCGTGAAGCCGAGCGCCGTGAGCAGGCAGCCCTTGAGTACGCTAAAGGCCTGCAGAATCAAGCACAGACGTTGCAGCAAAAGCTTGTACAGACGGATTACAGCCGCCTGAACGAAGCCAAGACACGTTTGGAGACACAGCAGACTCAGTTGCGTCAAATCATCGCTAAAGCGCGTGAAGAGAACGACATCAACACTGAGTTGGAAGCGCAAGAACGTCTTTCTGCTTTGGTGGGCGAGCAGCGTCAAGTAGCTTCTTGGCTACAGACGCAGCAAGAAGAAGTTGAGAAGCACCGCAACGCTCCTGCTGTCCAGCAAGCGCCTGTGCAACAACAGCCTCAGCGCCCTGCGCCTAGTCCTCGTGCAGAGGAGTGGGCAGAGCAGAATTCTTGGTTTGGCCAAGACCGCGTGATGACTTATGCTGCTTGGGGCATCCATCAAACACTTGTTGAACAAGAAGGTGTTGACCCCAACTCAGACGAGTACTATACTGAACTCGATAGACGTGTCCGGAGTACATTTCCAGACAAGTTTAAAGACCAATCCAGACAACAGCGTTCCGCGCCTGCTGTTGCACCTGCTGCCCGTAGTTCGGGAATAAATAGTGCGCGCCGTACTGTCCGGCTTTCGCCGAGTCAGGTTGCTATTGCAAAAAAACTGGGCGTTCCTCTTGAAGAGTATGCCAAGTATGTAAAGGAGTGAAACAATGACTAAAGTAACTATCGATAAGGCCCCTCGCGCAACACGTGAGAAGGAAACCCGTCGCCGTCCTTGGACCCCTCCCTCACGTCTTGACGCGCCTCCTGCCCCCGATGGCTTTAAGCACCGTTGGATTCGTGCTGAAGTCAATGGTCACCAAGACAAACAGAACGTTTATGGCCGTCTTCGCGAAGGCTATGAGCTGGTTCGTCTTGAAGAACTGCCAGAAGAGTACCAAGGTATGATGCCTACCGTCGATGATGGTAAGCATGCTGGTGTAGTTTCTGTTGGCGGACTCTTGCTTGCACGAGTTCCCGATGAGACCATTGCTGAGCGCAACGAGTACTACCGCCGTAAGGCTCAGGATCAGTTGTATGCAGTTGACAACGAGATGATGCGAGAAAACGCTCACTCTACAATGCGAATCCAGAACCCCGAGAGGAGTTCGCGCACAACATTCCGTCAGCCGCAAGGTTGATTCTTTAATTTTTGTAGGAGCTACAAATGGCAAATGTCAATAAGCCTTTTGGTTTGCGTCCCGTTGGTAACCTGTCCGCTACTGGTGCTCAGAAACAGTACGGCTATCAGATTGCTGACAACCAAGCCGGAGCAATTTACCAAGGCGATTTGGTCGTCGTATACGACGGTTACATCATCAAGTATGACGCATCCACACACACTGCCCCCACAGGCGTGTTCAACGGTTGCCAATACAACGACCCCACTCGTGCTAACAAGCCCACGTGGAAAAACTACTACCCCGGTAGCATCAACATCACCACAGGCATCATTGCTTGCGAAGTGTTGGATGATCCTTCACAGCTGTTCTTGGTGCAAGCCGATGGCGCAGTTGTGCAGGCTAATATCGGTAAAAATGCTGATCCTACTGCTTCCACAACAGGTAGCACAGTGACTGGTGTTTCTGCTGGTTCCTTGAGCTCTGCTTCTATTGCAAAAACTGCAGCCTTGACTTTCAAGATTGTTGGTTTGAGCGACCAGCCCGACAATGCGTTTGGTGACTACGCTGTTGTCGTTGTTAAACTTAATCAACACCAGTACGGTAGCGTCGGTGTTGCTGCTGATGGAGCTTAATCATGGCAATTACCCGTTCCCAACTTGTAAAAGAACTTGAGCCCGGCCTGAACGCATTGTTCGGTTTGGAATACAAGCGTTACGAAAACGAGCACGAAGAAATCTTCTCAATCGAGACTTCTGACCGTGCGTTCGAAGAAGAGGTCATGTTGACTGGCTTCGGTCAAGCCCCAGTGAAGACTGAGGGTGCCGGTGTTCAGTACGACACAGCACTGGAATCCTTCACAGCCCGCTACACACACGAGACCATCGCTATGGCCTTCGCGTTGACAGAGGAAGCTGTGGAAGATAACTTGTATGACCGCTTGTCTGGTCGTTACACCAAAGCTATGGCTCGTTCAATGAGCTTCACAAAGCAAGTTAAAGCTGCTTCTGTGTTGAACAACGGTTTCACTGGCGGCAACTATGCCGGCGGCGACGGCGTTGCATTGTTCTCGACTCAGCACCCAACTGCCTTGGCTCAAGACTTCGCTAACACTCCCGCAGTGCCAGCAGACTTGAACGAGACATCGTTGGAGCAGGCTTTGATCGACATCGCCGCGTTCATCGACGAGCGTGGTTTGAAGGTCGCTTTGACTGGTCGCAAGATGATTGTTCCTAAGGAACTGCAGTTCACTGCAGAGCGCCTGATGAAGAGCACTTTGCGCACTGGCACTGCTGATAACGACATCAACGCTATCAAGTCCATGGGCATGCTCCCAGAGGGTTACGCTGTCAACCACTATTTGACAGACGTCAACGCTTGGTTCATCATCACTGATGCACCTAACGGCTTGAAAATGTTCCAGCGTTCACCCATCAAGACAGCCTTCGAAGGCGACTTTGATACAGGTAACGTTCGTTACAAAGCTCGTGAGCGTTACAGCTTCGGCTGGTCCGACCCACGTGGCGCTTACGGTTCGCCCGGCGCTTAATATTTCTTCGGAAATATGTAAAGGGGGCCTTGTGCCCCCTTTTCTTTTGCGGTATATTGGAATCACTCCGGAATCACCGGTGTATCTGACTAGTTCCGGCTAGACGACATGCAGACAGATGCACCATAACTTGCATGTAAGGAAAATCATGTCTACTACTACATTCTCCGGCCCAATTCGCGCTGGCACAATCCGTTACACAACAGGCACCACACTGGGCACTAACGTTGCAAACGTTGGCTCTACAGTCATGGCGCAATCTGCTGTTTTTACACAAGCCAGTGGCGCAACAACCATCGTAATTCCTGCTAACAGCCAAGTTTTAAGCATTTCCATCAACGTGACCACTGAGTTCACTGGTGTTGCTACCACTTTCGGCGTGGGCACAACTGCTTCTGCAACCTTCTTCACTGCTGCCGCAGCCTTGGACGGCGTGGCATTCGGTATTGTCAATGGCGCTCCCGGCGACGACGCTACTCGCGCAGGCAACTGGAAAGACGTTGGCACCACAGATCGCAAGATCGCTGTGACTTCTACTAACACTGGCTCAGGCGTAGGCGTCATCACTGTTACCTACATTCAAGCATTGAACTTGAGCTAATTAATCTAGGGGGCCTCGGCCCCCGTTTACAAGGAGATTAATTATGGGTTTTCAATATGACGTAAAAGCGAAGACGATGACCAGTACCGGGGCTACCGGTATTGGTCAGCCTCGTGCGCGTATCAAAGCTGTCTACTTTGTTTGTGGTGCTTCTGCAGGCTCCGTGTCTTTTAAAGATGGTGGGGCCCTTGGTACAGAACTTTTAAAGTTTGACACTCCTGCCAACACAACAGGCACAGGGTGTATGTATGCATTGGTTCCAGCTGATGGCATTCGCTATGAAGCTGACCCCTACCTCACTCTTACAAACGTGACTTCGGTTACATTTTTCTACGGATAAGGAGTCCAAAATGGGACGAGCAGCAAAAATGGCGATTGACCAGTACCAAGGCGAAGTTCAGCCCGGTGCAAACAAGCAGGACATGGCTAAAGGTGGCCCAAAGCAGACCGCACGTAAAACTGTGGCTCCTTCTGGCTCAACTACACCCCGTGGTGTGGGCCAAGCCCGTAACAAGCCCTGCAAACTCTATTAATCATGGCTAAAACTCCTGCTTGGCAGCGGAAAGAGGGCAAAAGTCCCAGCGGCGGTCTAAATGCCAAGGGTCGTGCGTCCTACAACAAGGCTAATCCGGGCAAGCCCGGGCTAAAAGCCCCGCAGCCAGAAGGAGGCTCTCGCAAAGACAGCTTCTGTGCCCGTATGGAAGGCATGAAAAAGAAGCTGACAAGCGAGAAAACTGCCAAGGATCCGGATAGCCGGATCAATAAGAGCTTACGGAAATGGAAGTGCTAAATGGAAGGCGTGGTATGGAACATGGTCCTGACGGCAGGTATAGGGTTTGTAGGATGGGTTCTGCGGGATAAAGCCGCAGAGATAGACCGTCTACAGATCCTGCTTAATCGCACCCGCGAAGAAGTTGCCAAAGAATATGTGACAAAAGCCGAAGTTCATGCAGACATCAACCGTGTTTTGGATAGACTAGACAGGTTAGACGAGAAGTTAGACCGCTTAATGGGAGCACATAATGCCCGCAGTCAGTAAAAAACAAAAGAAGTTGATGGATGCAGCAGCACACAATCCTGCATTTGCTAAAAAAGTCGGCATCCCACAGTCTGTGGCGATGGATTTCAGCAAGGCCAGTAAAGGCAAAAAGTTTAGACAAGGTGGCGAAATGAAAAACTGTTACAAAGATGGTGGCATGGCCAAAAAAGGTGAAGGCGTTGCCCAGCGTGGTTTTGCTGGCGGCGGTATGGTTGCTGGTGTAGGCCAATCACAGGGCCAGACACTCAACCAGAACGTTAAAAAGAGCGTTCAGGGCGATAAAGTTGCAGTTCGTGGTGTTGGTGCAGCCCGTGCTCGCACAGCAATGATCTATTAAGATGACCACTTCTGGCGTATCCAACTTCGATCTGCAGTTTGATGACCTCATAGCTGAGGCGTATGAGCGCTGCGGTATTGAAGTGCGCGACGGTTACGACATGAAGACGGCGCTTCGCTCCGTCAACTTGGTCTTTGCAGAATGGGCCAACCGTGGTCTTAATCTGTGGACCATTGAGCAGCGCCAGCAGGTTTTGACCCCCGGGGTCTATGAGTATGACTTGCCCGCGGACACAATTGACGGCCTATCGGCCGTTATTCGTACCAATGCAGGCCAGTCTACCCAGCAGGACATCACAATTGACCGTATTGGCCGCGCAGAATGGCTGCATGTGCCTAATAAGCTGACTCAGTCTCGTCCTGCACAGTACTACATTCAGCGCACAGTACCGACTAAAGTCTTTTTGTACCCTTCTCCTGATGCGACGCAGACATGGACGTTTGTATACTATGCAATTCGTCGCATGGACAACGCAGGTGGATTTCAAAATACTGCGGACATTTCCTTCCGTTTCTTGCCCTGTTTGGTGGCGGCGGTAGCGTATTATCTGTCGGTCAAAAAAGCGCCTGACCGCATGATGATGCTCAAGCAAATGTACGAAGAAGAGTTTGCCCGTGCTGCAGCAGAAGACCGCGAGCGTTCAGGCTTCTTTGTGGTGCCTACCTATACGCAGAGGTAAGCCATGGCCTACGTATCAGGCAAATATGCAATTGCGCTGTGCGACAGGTGTGGTCAGCGGTACAAACTCAATCGGCTTACCAAGGAATGGACAGGCTTTAAGGTCTGTCCTGAGTGCTATGAGCCCAAGCATCCACAGTTGGAGCCAAAACGCACAATAAATGAGCCACAGGCCTTGTATCAACCCCGTCCTGAGAGTAGACTTGCAGTTACCGTCTACGTCGGGTTCACGGCTGATACTTCGTTTGCAAGTATCGGAATGATGCCGATGCCGTATGCAAAACAATGGGTCGCCGCGGCGGTCCTTGCACCTGTTAAAACGAGCATCACATGACCTACACCGAATTAAAAGCTGCTATCGTTGCGTACACCGCCAATTTGGGATTTTCTGATTCCGATTTGGCGACATTTACACGTCAGGCAGAGCAGCGCATTTACAACTCTGTGCAGATTGCTAATTTGCGCAAGAACGTGACAGGATCATTGACTTCTGGCAACAGCTATTTAGCTTGCCCAGATGACTTTTTGTCATCGTATTCTTTGGCTATTTTTTCGTATGCCACTACAACTGCAACAGGCTCTTCTGGTGCATTTACGGTGACTGTGGCAAGCGCAGCAAATATTCAAGTAGGCCAGTATGTATTTGGCACCAATATTGGCACTGGTGCGCAGGTAACGCTGATTAACGGCACAACAATCACCCTCAGCGTCGCTAACACGGGCTCTGTTGCTGCCACTTTGATTTTCCAAGGCGACTACAAGTACCTGCTAGACAAGGATGTCAACTTTATCCGTGAGGTGTATCCAAACGCACGTAGTACTGGGGAGCCTAAGTATTACGCTATTTTTGGACCACGTTCTACCGATGTGAACGAGTTGTCGTTTATTGTGGGCCCTACTCCTGACGCTGCATATTCAGCAGAATTGCATTATTACTACTATCCGCCATCTATTGTGGATGTGGAAACTTCATGGTTGGGCGATAACTTTGATTCAGCGCTGCTGTACGGTGCGCTGGTTGAAGCATACACCTACATGAAGGGCGAGCAGGATATGATGGTCTTGTATGACACTAAGTACAAGGAAGCATTGATGCTCTTGAAGAATTTGGGCGATGGCAAGCAGCGTGGCGATGCTTATCGCGATGGTCAAGTCAAACTACCGGTGAGATAACGCATGTTTACAGCAGGACTTACCGACAGTTTCAAGGAGCAGTTGCTCCTTGGCATACATGACTTCTCAACCGATACTTTTTTGGTTGCGCTGTACACCTCCTCGGCCCTTTTGGGCCCTACAACTACCATCTACACCACTAGCAATGAAGTATCAGGTGCTGGGTATGTAGCAGGCGGCCAAGAGCTTCAAAACGTTACTGTAAATTTAGGTTTGGGCACTGGATATGTCAGTTTTGACAACCCCGCATGGCCCGGCTCAACCTTTACCACTCGTGGCGGTTTGATTTATAACGCATCCAAGGGCAACAAGTCTGTTGGTGTGTTTAATTTTGGTGTGGATCAGACAATGTTGGGGCAGGAATTTATCATCCAGTTCCCCACAGATGATCCAGAAACAGCGTTAATCCGAATCGTATAAGCCATGTATATTCAGACGGCGACCACCAGTTTTAAGCTTGAGTTGTTGGAGGCAATCCACAACTTTGGCCCAACGTCGCCTGATACATTTAAAGTTGCACTTTATACATCTTCCGCAACGCTAGGTCCTGCCACAACTGTCTACAGCAGTACGGATGAGATACCTAGCGTGGGCACAGGGTACACCGCAGGTGGAAAAACGTTGACAATCAACCCTAGTCCTGACACAGGACTAAATGCACAAGCGGTCTATACGGCATTTTTGTCGTTTGATGATGTAAATTGGACAAATGCCACCTTTACGACGGCAGCTGCTCTTATTTACAATAGCTCCAAGGGAAACAAATCGGTGGCTGTACTTGTTTTTGATGTATTGAAAACAGTGGACAACGATACGTTTCAAATCATCTTCCCAACCCCCGATGCCAACAGCGCCATCGTGCGTATTTCTTAAGGATAAATCATGCATACAGAAAAAAGCTCCGCCCAAGACATCGTGTCTGCTGGCATTGCAGTTCGCCCACAGAGCGCCGAAGGTGTTGGTGCTGGCGGCGTTTACACAGTTGTTTGCCATGACGCAAACGGTAACTTGAAGTGGACTGACAGCTTTCATAACTTGGTGGTAAACCAAGGCTTGCAGGACATGAACTCCAAGTATTTCTCAGGCTCTGGTTACACAGCAGCTTGGTACTTGGGTTTGGTGACCGGCCCCGGCTCCGGTACAACTTTCTCCGCCACCGATACTTTGGCTTCTCACGGAGCTACAGGTTCTGGTGGTTGGACAGAAAACACTGCTTACTCAGGTAACCGCAAAGCTGCAACGTTTGGTACAGCTACAACGGCTGATCCTTCAGTAATTAGTAACTCTGGTTCCCCTGCTGTATTTACCATGACATCTAATGCTCAGACTATTGCTGGCGCGTTTTTGTGCAGCGTGTCTTCTGGCACTTCTGGTGTTTTGTTCTCTGCTGGTGATTTCACCGGTGGCGACAAATTCGTGGACAGCGGCGATACATTGACTGTCACATACACCTTCTCTCTCGACGCAGCCTAATCAGGTAATGCGGTGTTCGGAGATGTTGCCTTTGCTCAATCGCCATTTGCCGCTCTAGGCGGCAAGGCTGTGCTTGCCTCTTTATCAGAGGCGGCTTTGGCATCAGCAGAATCCGACGCACTTACCAATTTTGGTGGAGAGATTGCCGAGGCATCAGCCGGAGCTGAGACTTTTTCAGTCTCTGGGAATATGACCGCTACACAAGCGGAAACCTCTCAAGGATCTGAAACGCAAAGCGCGTCCGGCGCAATGTTGGCTACTCAAGCGGAAACCGCCACCGTATCTGATGCCCAAACAGCCGCAGGCGCGTTCCTAGCTTCTATTACGGCTAGCGCTACGGCGCAAGATACAGTAGCTGCCGTGGGTGCTTTGCAAGCAGCTATCTCTGAGTTGGCTTCGGCTTCCGCGTCGTTCTCAGGGTCAGCTCAATTTGCTGCGGCAGTGGCGGAAACTTGTACGGCTACAGCTTCCCCGTCAGCGGTGGGCGCATTCTTGGCGGCTATAACAGAGCAAGCTACGGCATCCGCAGTGGTTACGGCCAGTTCAGCAGTTTTAGCGGCTATCTCTGAGGCGGCAACAGCATCCAATACACAGTCAGCACAAGCGGCATTTTTTGCTGCATTGTCAGAATCTGCCACGGCTACTAATGCGCAGACAGCAAGTGCTGGTTATTTTGTGTCGGTGGCTGAAGGCGCAACAGCATCTAATACGCAGACTGTTCAGGTTCAGTTCATCGGAAACATTTCTGAACTTGTCACCGCCGCAGACAACTTAACGGTTCTCAAAACAGTTAATGCTCGCCCTGACGGAATTCAATTAATTGTTTCTATTAATGACGTGCTTGTTTGGGCTGTAATAGATGACAGCCAGAATCCAAACTGGCAAAATATCAATGACGCGCAGAGCGCAGGTTGGGTGTTGATTTCCAATCCCTCCACCCCCGGTTGGAATGACCTACCATCGTAAGGATAAAAAATGGCTTTAGTACTAAAAGATCGGGTCAAGGAAACCTCCACCACTGCTGGCACAGGCACGCTAACGCTTGCTGGCGCAGTAGCTGGGTTCCAATCTTTCTCAGCCGTGGGCAACGGCAACACCACTTACTACGCCATTGTTGACAACACCACAGGCGACTGGGAAGTTGGTATCGGTACATACACAGCTTCTGGTACAACCTTGTCTCGCACGACTGTGCTGTCTTCTAGCAACAGCGGCTCGCTGGTATCTTTTACCTCTAACCCCAAGGATGTGTTTGTCACATATCCAGCAGAAGAAGGTGTTTGGACAGATGCTTCTGGCGTAGTAAATGCCACTTCTTTTGGCGCAATCACAGCTACGTCCGCCGCACTGACGACCGGTACGGTATCCACACAACCATCAAGCAACACTGACATTGCTAATAAGCAGTACGTGGACACAGTGTCTGCTTCCGGTATTCATTACCATGAGCCTGTTTATGTGGAGTCACCTGATACAGCAGGCAATCTAAATGCGTTGTACAACCAACCGGGCGGCCCCGGTGTGGGCGTTGGCGCTACACTGACAAATAACGGAACCAAAGCCGCGCTAACCATTGACGGCGTGCTGATGACTGTCGGCAAGCGTGTATTGATTTATAACCAAACAAGTCAGTTTCAGAATGGTGTTTATACCGTTACGACTGTGGGCACTCCTGACCCCGGTGGCACAAACTGGGTACTGACTCGCGCAACAGACGCAGACACATACTCTCCATACAGTCCAACTTCCTTGGGGCAAGGCGATGCGTTCTTTGTTACCAACGGCGATACCGGCGCTGGTGAGACATACATTTGCAACACTGTTGGAACAATCACGTTTGGCACAACAGCCATCACGTTTGCGCAGATCAGTGACTCTACGCTCTACACCGCAGGAACAGGATTAACGCTCAACGGTACTGAGTTCAGCATCACGCCAACTGGCACAGCGGGCACATACGGCTCTGCGTCTCAAGTCCCAGTGTTGACAACCAACGCAAGTGGTCAAGTCACAAGCGTCACAAACACAAGCATTGCCATCAATGGCTCTCAGGTTTCGGGCAATATTTCTGGTTCTGCTGGCTCAGTGGCTAACTCACTGACGCTTGGTACATATCTGACTGGCGGTACTTACAACGGCTCTGCGGCGGTGACGGCCACAGTGGATGCGACTTCAGCTAACACTGCGTCTAAGGTTGTTGCTCGTGACTCGTCAGGCAACTTCTCTGCTGGAACAATTACAGCCACATTGAGCGGCTCAGCCACCAGTGCAACCACAGCGACAAACCTTGCAGGCGGCGCAGCCAATCAGATTGCTTATCAGTCAGGTTCAGGCACAACAGCGTTTGCCACAGCCCCCAGCGCATCTAATCAAGTTCTGAACTGGAACGGCTCTGCGTTTTCATGGTCTGCTGGAACAATCTCTGGCGTACCGCTTGGCTCTAACCTAAACAGCTTAACGGCAGGCACATACCTGACCGGTACAGCATACAACGGCTCGGCTGCACAAACTTTTGCTGTTGACGCTACGTCTGCAAACACCGCTTCCAAAGTGGTGGCTCGTGATGCTTCGGGTAACTTTTCTGCCGGTACGATTACTGCGTCTTTGAGTGGGAATGCCACGACTGCTACGTCAGCAACAACGGCCACTACATCCACATACTCATCGTACTTGTCGTCAGTGGGCAGTTACGTTTGGAATAACTCTACTGCATCCACGGGGTATTACACCGGCATCACCAATTCGTTTGTCTCTGCGGCGGAAGGTTTTCCAAGCTACGGCGATGTGATGACTATGAACTCCTATCCGGGGGGCGGCGGCGCTTTGCAGTTATATAGTCCGTATGGAAGCGCGTATCCAGATTTAAGCCTGAGATTCCGTACAGCCGATTACTCCGCAAGTGGCGCTTGGACAGCTTGGAAAATTATTCTTGATTCCGCCAACTACA